GGCTTCAAAAATTGTTTTAGCTTTTGTTTTGAATTCTTGAGATAAATCTTCGTCAGCAACGAGAGCTTCTATGTCATCAGTCATATCGACTTCATAAGATTCTTTCTTTACTTCTTCTTCTTCTTCTTCCTCTTCGTCCTCTTCTTCTTGTTTGGACTCAACAGGAGTTGTCTGTTTCTGAGTTGCTTTAGAATTTCCTTTATCTTCATCTCTATCGCCTTCAGTTGCATCCTTTGCAGGATCACCAACTGCTGGGTCTAAAGATTCAATAAAAGATTGAACTTCTTTAACAGATTTATCTTTAAGAGACTCTACTACCTTACGAATTAAGGCATTTCGACTTAGTGACTCTGAAGTTTCTTCTCCGTCGCCATCATCTTCGTCATTTTCACTCAAACCAGCATATGTGGCTTTAAGTGTTTTAGCATCCATTTCTTTCATAGACACTACAGCGTGTTTCAACAAATCAGCTTTAGACATTTCTTCCAATGAAGGAGTTTCAGAATCATCTTCTACTTCTTCTTGATTGGGAATAGATGTCTTATCTACTTTTGTTACGCCATCTGAAGGTTCCTCGATAGGATCTTGCTTCGAAGCTGCATTAGTCTTTGGTGCAGGTTTAGTTGCATCGCCGGCCTTTTTGGCAGCATCGGAGGCATGTTTTTCAGCATCAGGATCAGTCTTCATTTTCGCTGCTGGAGCGGCATCGCCGCTTGCAGGAACTTCATGCTGAATTTCCTTCTTTTCATCTGATACACCTTCCGAGATCACTTTCTCAATGGTATTTTCTAATGTTGACATTAGATTGTCTCCCTATAAAAATAATTAATATTAATTCTAATATTATTGATTATTTATACATTATAAGTTTTCAAGGAACGATCTAAATACTTCTAATTTCGTTTCTTGAATTTTATGTGTCCTAGCTCGTCTAATTGAATGTTTATATTCTTCAATTTTCTGTGCTTTGATCACTCCATTATCCCAAATCCACTCAACTCCTTCCATTACGCCGTTTACGAACGCGTCAGGAGCAGATGGATCTGCTACGATATCAGCAGCTGTTGCTAACTGAAAATCTGATTGCACTAATTGAGTTCCGCCTTCGCGTCTACTCTGTTTTAATGAACCCATACCCCTACTAGAAACACCAAGTCTAGCACCATCGGCTAGTAAACTCTTGACAATTTCTCCCATAGGAGTAGATAAAATTTTTGCTTTTCCGACGTAGTTATCGCCGTCCTCATTCAATGATTGTATTAAATGAGATGTTCTTTCTAAATTAATTGTTGGTCCTTCTGGATGCCCTAGCTCTCCATAGGCTCTTTTTTGGTCGATAAATTCTTTAGTATATCTAGCAACCTCTTTCTGCATTACCTCTTTTGGGTATATGCGGCCATTTTTGTTCTTTACTTCAGTCTGTAACATAATACCTTCAATAAAAACAGACTTTTTACCTGTTTTAGGGTCTGCTTCTACAATATATTCTACATTATCACACCACTGTTCTGATATTAGTTTCATTTGTTTTTTCCCTCGTTAAAACGCTCCATGAATAGCTTTAGCGTTACTATACACTCTATCTGCCACTTTTAATAGTCTATTCATTATTTCTGTCCTATATGCTATTAAATTTGTAGACATACTCTTTTCAAGTTTATGAATCACTATTATACTATCCATAATTTTTTCTTCTTTTTTAAGACCCATTACACTAGCTAGATGTTTAACTGAATCATTATGTTGATTCATATCAGTATAACGATCTATCTTATCTATATCACGTTTACCCATCTCTTTTGCTTCACCTAACCAATTGATCTCTTTAAGGATATCATCTGTTCTTGTATGTGTGATAACTTTTTGAAGAAAATCCATTCCTTCAGTTACATCTTCACCCATAAGTTTAACAAATTGACTAGCTGATTTTTCAGCCGTTTTCATATCCTTAAAAACACCAAGTTCTTCTGGTTCTCTAGCTGACTTAGGTTTGACCCAAACTCTAACTTTCTTAGAACCTTTCTTCTCAGCATGATAAAATACATCTGTTTTCTTTATCTTAGTCCTTGAAATCTCTAATTTCTTAGCATCAGCTTTGAAATTGATTTCATCTAATTGAGTTCTTAGTTCTTTAAATGACTTCACGCTGAGAAATTCCAACTCTTTTTCCAACCTGGTCGATATGTTGTATAATCGTCAGGTGCTCTATCTTTAAAACCCGCTACTTTAGTAGAAAAAACTTTACCATTAAGTGTAATAATTCTTTGACCTGCGAAATGTTTAGCAACTGCATTAGCTACTTCTTTTGCTGGTGCTCCATTACCCTTAATATGCATCGTACCACCTTTCTTCATAGAATCACCCTTGAACCACTCTAAAGTCATTTTTTGACCTTTATGTTCTGTTTCAAATCTTTGTGGATTATCATAATTAGTCTGTTTCCATTTAAGACTTACAGCCTCATTTAAAAAGGTTTTTCCTAATAAACCGGGTTGTGTCCAACTATTTTCGTATTTCATTTTACTATTCCTCGGATTTTTCTTGTTGATTTAACCAATCAAGTTGTGCTTCAACACGCTTCAAATCAATAGCATCTAATTGTTTATCTTGCATCATACCTTTAAAGGTTTCTCCAGCGTTTATATTATCACCAGAAGTTACTTGATCAACAAATTCTCTTGCTTTTTTAGCCATCATTTACTCCATTTTGGTCGCCTGTATCGTCCTGAGAATCATCTCCACCCATTTCCCAATCTTCGGGATCTGGTAGATCATCATCAGGCCCTAATCCTACAGCACCTTGTTTTTTAATTTCTTTATCAATTGCTGCTATTTCATCTTCAGATTGTCTAAGAACATTCTTTCTTATCCATGCTTCTGAAAAATATTTACCAACATATTGATCCATTGTATCCAGAGTTTGAATTCTTTCTCTCAATATCTCTGCATCTTTGAGTTCTACAAAATGACCATCTTTTTGAAAGTCATAAGATATATACTCTTTCATTTTTGACCAATCATCTTCTGTTATCAAATTTTTCAACAGAAGTTGAGTTTTCAAAATATCATCAAATAGTCTAGAGAATTTAAGTCTAAGTCTATCTATAAATCTAGCAAACTTAACTTCATCTCTAGAAATTTCAGTTGCTCTACCTATCGCGAATGCTGTCTCGGTTTCTAATCTAGAAATTGGAACATTTAATGCCTTGTACAATTTCTTTTGAAAATATAAAATATCTTCAATTTCTCCGAGATTTTGTCCACCTGGTAAAGTAGTAATCTCTGTTCCTCTTCCACCTTCTCGTCTAGGTAACCAGAAATCTTCAAGCATATTCATATGCTTTCTGTCATCTTTTATCTCACCTGTGTCAGCGTTATACACTAACTTGTTACGATAACTAGTTTGTACTTCTTTCAAATACTGTTCAGCTCTCGCTTTAGGTAAGTTACCTACATCAATGTAGAAGATTCTTCTTTCAGGTGCTCTTGATATCCTATAGATAACAAGTGCATCTTCTAACATTCTTAGTTGGTTTACGACCTTCATGGCCTTATGCATATAACCAACTACCATTGTCTTGTTGTAGTCAAGTAACCCGGAAGTTATATGACATACAGCGTCAGGGTGTATTCTAATGGTTTGGCCTGTATTATTACCAGACTTATCAAACCCTTCATCATTAAAAATATAATATTCTTCTATATTTTTAACTAATTCAACCTGCGACTTTTTATCCTTTTTCTTTTCGACCTCACGAATCTTACGAATCTTTTGTGGGTCAATGGGTCGTAACCCTTGAATTCCTTTTTTCGGTCTTTCAGGATCAACCATCTTATGATAATACAATCTTCCATCAACATACCATTTTCTGTATATGTCATGGGATAAATCCCTAAATCCTAATAATGTAAGAACTTCATCAAATTCATTACGAATCTTCTTTTTAGTAGCGTCCGGTATTTTATTAACTCTATCTAAGTTAATGGACACCGGACCTTCTAAATCGTTTGTAGATATTGATTCATTTACAATATCTTCAATCGCGCTATCACATTCTGGAACTAAGGCCATCGTTCTATATCTAGCAACTAGGTCGGCTTCGGTTTTAATCCCGCCTTCCATGTCGATAAATTGACCAATGACACCACCAGATGCGGCGAAACCGCCCATTCCAAAGTCTTTTCCGACTTCAATGACGGCTCCATCATTGGAAGGTGGAACGAAACTACGTGCTTTAGTTTCGCTCGACTTCCGTTTTATCTCGTATCCAAATAGTTCCATATTATATATTTATACTCCACTTAATGGAACTCTTTTAAAGAGTTCGTTCAAAATGTGAGTATGAAAAGGTACAAGTGAATTCTTCAATTGCATCTGTTCCTGCAGCATCTAAGGCTATATCACCTAATGTTGAAGGCCAGATATTAAAAAATTCATAAGTAGCTATATCTTGGTCATCTCTACCTAGTTGAGTAACACTAGCTCTATCTTCCAAGTAATCGTAACCGGTTGGTCCTATTGAAGAATTTAATGGAACAATATCTTCCATCCATCTTTCAAGGGCTTTTCTAGCTGAGAATGTGTTATCATTATAGATTGCGACTTCCCAGTTTGCAAAAGTTCTATCTCCGGCTAACTTGACTATCATGCCGCGGAAATTAACGGGTGTTTCCGTTATTGTTTGTCCTGGCAATGCAGCTGTTTTACAAAGAAATTCTATTGAACCGACTGTTCTCGGGATAAAGACTCTAAATCTATTGGCTCTTGGTCCTGCACCAAGGAGATTTGCTTTAAATTCATTTATACTTGACATTTTTCAATCCTCCTATGCTTAACCAACGCCGTAAACTTCATCAAAGTCTACACCTGATCTACTTGCTGTGAATGTTAATGTTATGAAGTTGATACTTCGAGCAGGTTTCACAAAGATACTTGCTACGAATTGATTTGAATCAACAACAGCTTGACCGTTATTTGTTTCATCACAAATAACTTTATAATCATAGATTCCTCTACGACCTTGTACTTCTCTCAAGAAAGGTTCAATAGCTGCTCTAAAGTTGGCTCTTGTAAATGAATCGTTAAATTCAAAGAGTTGAGCTCGAGCTGAAAGTGAAATTGCTTTCTCTAAAGTAATGAACAATCTACGAACATTGATTCTGCTGAATGCACTACCGTCAGCAGCTACTAGTGTTTTATCACCAAATAACATTGTTCCTTGTCCTGGAAATGTAACGATTGGATTAACTTTATTCTTATAAAGCATATCTCTATCTGCTTTATTTGGATTATAAGCTAATTTAGTTACTCCAAAAATTTGACCCCGATTCATACCTGCTGGTGAATACCAACTAT